TATGGGGAACTGGACAACAACAATTAGGACTAAATGATATTACACCTAGAAGTTCCTATACACAAATAGCATCTGGTGTTCTAGATGCCTGTGCTAATGGAAGTAATATCTTGTTTATAAAAACTGATAATACTTTATGGGGAGTTGGCAATGGTGGTTCTGCACTATTAAATGTATCACTTGTGACTGTTTCCAGTCCTATTATGTTAAACAATACATTTAGCTGGCAATCTTTCAATTCGGTAAGAGGAACATTCCAAAATCAGACATATGCATATGCAAACGGACTACCTCAGCTAACGCCCACTACAACGGCAAGTCCGACTCCTACACCAACACCATCTGCAACTCCAGAAGCCTTGAACTGGTGGCTTTGGAATACAAATACTTCTGGTAATTTTGCCAACAACACGGCAATCAACCTAGGGACACTAGATTTATTTTATCCATCAAGTCAATATGATGAAATTTCGCAAGGAACTGTGGGCGTGTTTGCTAGGGCAGATGATACAATATGGCATGCAGGTGGCAACACTGGTGGTAACTTGGGACAAAATACAGTAATAAATTACAGTTCACAAATCCAAGTTGCTAATGCAAAATACGTTGCATATGGCAACGGTAATTCAAATGGTTTCAGAATTCTAAATGACGGCACCTTGTGGTCAACCGGACAAGGTGCCAATGGTGTATTGGGAATAAATTCTATTACAAATAGAAGCTCTCCAGTGCAAGAATCATTAGGCAAAACAGATTGGGTTAAAGTTGCTTCTACTGGTGCAACCACCATAGGTCTTGATGGTTCAGGAAGACTCTGGACTACTGGTGTTGGTACGACCGGTGGCTTGGGGAATGGAGCAGCATTAAGCAAAAGTACGTTTGTGCAGGTGGGCAGCGACACGAACTGGGCAGATGTGAGAGCAGGTACAGGCAATGTTGCGGCTAATAAAAGCGATGGAAGCTGGTGGGTATGGGGCACAAATACTAGTGGACAGCTAGGAACCAACAGCACAGTAAACGCTAGTTCGCCAATACAATTTGCATCAGACAAAACAATTACTAAGATTCTTTTAGGCGGCAGTAATACTTATATTTTGACATCAGCTAATGAAATTTATGCTTGCGGCTCTGGAGCAAACGGTATTTTCGGAAATTCAAGTGTGATAAGTCGTTCTAGCCCAGCGCTTATGCTTGGCGGTCCATGGATTGATTTCATGCCATATCATACTGCTACTTTGGCAATCAAAAACGACAATACATTATGGGGTATGGGTAATATTAATAATAATATAAGCTTAGGAGTCGCCGCAGTGCCTGCTAGTAGCCCTGTGCAAATAAATGCGACTAAGACTTGGATTAGATTCCCATATTTGCCATTCAATCAATTAGGCGGTGTCGCAATATTGGCAGTTGAAGCTGGATTCCCAACTCCAACAGCAACACCTTCGCCAACTAATTCACCAGCACCAACTGCAACTCCTGCACCTAGCTTTGGTCCTTTGAGTTGCCCTTATGGAGCACAGACTTTTTCAGCTAGTTCTCCAACAGCCTTAACAATTCCAAATGGAGGCGATTATGCGATGGGCACCGGAGACTTTACTGTTGAATGGTGGCAAAATGCAACGGCTGGCTGGACTACTTTTGGATATGGCCTAAATCAATATGTATTTTCTGTCAATGACAATCAATTTGCATTCTCAGAATATCTAGAACCACCCTACATCGATCCACAGATTGTAAGTTGGGTTTTCTATGCAAATGGAACTGCTTATACTCTTTACACATACAATTATGTTTTTGGTGGAACAAGTTTATATGGCAACTGGTTGCATATAGCTGTGGTTAGAGCTTCTGGTGTTGTAACTCTTTATATTAATGGTATCGCCCAAGGAACTGCCACAGTTACGGATAATATCACAGACAGTTCAACATTGTACGTTGGCGACTTTACTACACATGATTCTTTTGGTTACTATAACTACAACGGTTTGATTACAAACTTCAGAATTGTTAAGGGAACAGCAATTTACACCAGTAATTTCAGTGTACCATCTGCACCGTTGACAAATGTCAGCGGTTGCAAGTTGCTAATGCAAGTAAACAGTTCTGGAACTATATTTACTGATTCAAGTAGCGCAGGCAAGACAGTAACAAATAGTTTAGGAACAGTAACTTATACAAGTTGCTAAGGAGATTAAATGGAACAGTTTAAGTGCTCGTGTTGGAAATGTGGATGGGAAAGAACCTCAACGAATGTTCAGGCGTCTTTCAACGATTTGACACCTGCGCCTTCTGCTGATCCGGATAATCCGGCTGTGCTGAAAAGGTACAGGTGTCCTTCGTGTGATCGAATCGTAAGAGCTATGCCTATTACTTAGAAAATTCAACCCAAATACTTAGATCTGGTAAAAGATCAAATGTTTCTGCTAGAATTTGTTTATTGCCTTCATTAAAGTTGCAACGCTTGACTTTAAATCCAGCTTCTTCACCAATCTTCTTAAGACTTACTTCATCATAAGCAATTCGATGTCCTTCAAATAGCAAAGACCAGAACTTAAAAGATTGGCAAGGATTCTTTGCTGAAACCACGTTGATTTCATCAAACATACCAAGTTGATTATTTTTATAATAATTGGTAATTTTTTCTGCATCAGGGACAGAAACACGCATAACAGAACCGGGCTTCATTATTCGGTAACATTCTTTAAGGAAAACAAGACCTTCTTCCCAAGTAAGATGTTCAAGCATGTGGCAGGAAGCGATGAGATCAACAGTGTTGTCGCCAAGACGCATAGGTTGGCGAGCATCCATATGGACAAACTTATATTGATAATTATCAGCCCATTGACCTAATTGAACAACGTCCATATTAAGCCAACCATGATGATACATGGTGGTAAAACTACCAATATTAAGCTTTAAATTTTCATCACCGGAAGGAATTGCTATAGAAATAATTCCTTTTTCCATTTCTTCTTTATCGCAAGCAACCTGTGTTTTAGGTGTTCTTTCATCCCACCATGCCTTGTCATGTAGGCTACAGTGAGTTTGATCGAAACCATCATCATTTTCGCCGAAGTCAATTCCGTGAATTCCTCTTTGGCTCACACGATCAATTTCAGCCAAAACCTTAGGAATAAATTCTTCTGGAATGTGTTCCATTACAGCGATACTGTAACAGAGATCAAATTCCTTGTCCTTGAAAGGCCAAGGGAACGTACAAACATCAAATTCAAGAACTGAGTCAGTAACTCTTGTTAGATGGCAATGCTTAGAAATTTCAACGCCTTTTGCAGGGATGCCTGCCTGCTCAAATCGACGTACCAAGTAACCTCTGGCAGCACCGATTTCCAATACTGACTTTGGCTGTAGTTCCATAAGTTTATTGAATGTAACCCAATGTACTGGATAATCCCAATAACCTTCGTAGGCATATCCTCCTACCTTGCCGCCACCATTGAAATAATGTTGGTCAAATAATGACTTGCGATCTTGAGATGTTTGTTCCACAGCTTTTTCCCCTTTTTTTGCTTCAATCATCATGTCAGTTGCCAAATCTCCCCATGGAATAACAGTAACCTGATCAAAACCCACTTCAGACAACAATCTGATTGCGTATTTTGGATTTAAACTGTTTTTATGGGTATTATCTTCGTAATCTTGGTCGCCAAATATTATGCAGGAGCATAAATCATCCCATTCATCATGATCTAGAACCCACTCCATTTGACGTTCGGTATTTGCTGTAATGAATACAGCAACGCCGCCATCATTCAAAATTCTGTAACATTCTTCCATGAATTTCTTGACTTTACGCCAAGATACATGCTCAATGCAAAACTTGCTAAAAATGCCATCATATTCTTTGTCTTCAATAGGCAAAGGCTCATCGAAGTCTGCTACGATGTCAACATTTGGTGCTGCTCTTACATCTAGATTAGGACGAAATACCGGAACGGTACCGCCTCCTAATTCGATGACTTTCATTTCTTTTGTAAATGGAAGAGTAAAACTCATGCTAATAACTCCTTCCAAATTTTAACATACATATCTTTAACTTTATCCCAAGTGTATCTTTTTACATTTTCAGCACAATTTTTTGCCATAAAGTCAAAATTTTCTTTATTTTTTTTAAGGTGATCTATTGCCCCCATCAATTGCCTTACATCTCTTTTCTTAACTATAATTCCACAATCATTAATGCAATCAGCACCGCCAGCACCATCGCTAGCAATTACAGGTCTGTGGCAATTTAAGGCTTCTAAAATTTCAATTCCAAAACCTTCAGTAACACTTGGCTGAACGTAAACATTGCAACTATTATAAAATTTTTCAATTGATTTTACATAACCAAGAATGTTTACATGTCCCTTTTTCATTCTTCTAACATATTGAATCATGCCAACACTTTGAGAGCCTGCTAATTGTAGAACTGCATCTTTGTATCCTAGTTCTTCCCAAGCTCTCAAAAGATAAATAAGCCCCTTATCTGGACCAATTTGTCCAAGATATCCGACAGTAAATGTTGTGGGATATTTGCTTGGGCGCATGGAATCACATCCATGCGGAACTACATCTATTTGATTGGCACATCCAAAACCTTCCATAACAGATTTACTGTGGTAAGAAGGGCAGATAATTTTATCTGAAATTTTATAAGAGTGTAAATATTTAGCAAAAAGTTCTGGATCAGTTAAATGTGGCAATTCATAATTCATGCCATACATTGTAAATTCTTCTTTGCTCAATTTAACATCATGAGCAGCTGCTGTGTAGGTTATTTTTACACCAGCATCCTTGAGTTTTTGAGCAAATTTCGGAAATGTTCCAGAATAAAAATGTGCTAATTTAACACCAGTCAAATCAATTTCTGGGATTGCATTTTCGGTTGCGAAAGGGTCTTGTTGAGGTGGTGGATTTACGACAGTAACTGGACCAACTTGAGCAAGAGCTTCAAGTTCATGTTTAGTTACATGACCTCCACCAGTCTCAACGCCAATACGATCTGCGGTTACGTACAGTAACATTACCACCCACCCGTTTCGACAGCTTCCTTACAAAGATTCTCATATTGAGCAATCATTCTGTTGTAGCTGAATTGTGATGCCCATTCTCTGCAATTATTTCGGTTCAAACTGGAAACCGCATCGCTCTTGATAAGTTCTTCAATTTCTGCTTCGCTCTTAACCAAGAATCCTGTTTCGCCATGCTTTACAGTTTCACGCATTGCGCCATTATCCCATGCAATTACGGGCATTCCACACAACTGTGCTTCAACTGGTGCCAAGCCAAACGGTTCTCTGAAAATTTTATTAGGATGAAGCAAAGCTTTATTGGAATTAAACCAAGCTGCACACTCAGACCTGTTTTGAGGCCCAACATAACGAAGTCTAGGGTTAAGAGCACATGCACTCTTCAATTCAAGTGCTAGTTGTGGTTCACCAGTAAACTTGTCATCGCCAACCATATCAAGTCCAACACCACATTTAATTGCAGATTGTTGTGCAATTTGAGGACCCTTGATAGTACTCATACGTGCCAAGAACAAATACCTGTCAGATCTCTTCTTGTTTTCGTCTTTGTAAAAATCTACATCAACGCCATTGTATGCAACCCTTGCTTCTCTTTTGAGATGCTCTCTACAGCCATTAGCCTGATCTTCACTGATACAAACCAAACAAGGCTTTTCAATTGGAGGAGGAGAGTTATACATGGTATTGACAGGTGCATGGAGCACGCCAAGTACAGGAGCCTTAAGAACCCCCTCTACTTTAAGCATATAAGCCCACTTTTCCCAACTATGATCGATTACAACATCAAAATTAGGAAGCTTGGCCCAATAGCCGCTGTATGCTTGTTTTTCGCCTTCGCCTAAAGTGGTGCCATGTAAAATTGCATCAGTTTTTGACTCTTTGGGAGCAACCAACATAACTTCATGTCCTTTGGCCTTTAGACCATTGGCACAAAGCCAGCTAACCATTTCCAATCCGGCATAACCAGAAGGAGGACAAGAAATAACAGTAGTAGAAATTACACAGATTTTCACAGCTTAAGCTCCAAAGGTTTGAGTTGACCGCCAAAACTTTCCGAGAAACCAACATGGCGGCACTTAACGCTGGTATCACAAAATACCTTCATGCCATTCTTGCGAAGATGGCGAATATAGGTAAAGTCTTCAGAAGTTCTTTCATTTGAAGGAAGATCTGGTTTATCACATCTCCATTCAAACCATCTGCAGTCCTTGCTGACTGGTGGTATATTTTCCAATGTATCTCTGTGAATTAACAAACATCCAGATCCAACAAGGTCGCACTCAACCATGCTATTGTCTTGATATTGTGTAATCCAATCATATCCAGACTTATCTTCTTTTTCTTTTAGCATTACAGGAACTAGCGGTGTAGCTCTTCTGTAATAAAGACCGCTAACAATAGGTAGCTTGTGTGCCATGAGACGATAAATAGTATCTGGAGGCACTAAAAGATCATCATCCAAAAAGAATAGCCATTCCCAACCTAATTCAAGCAATTTCTGACATCCTGTATTTCTAGCATGATCAAATGGCATGCCTGAAACAAAGGTATAAGTGCCGGGAATCTGAAGATTCCTGAAATTCATTGCCCAAGTTGTTGTAACTAATTCTCTGGTTAGAGTGCAAACTAAAACTCTATTTTGATTTATGATTTCCCAAGATCCAGCCATTGACGAACCTTTTCTATAAAGAGATTTATATCCTAAACTAGTATAGTCGGAATTATTGTATACAAAAATAAAATAATAATCAAATTCTTGCTAAATATTTTATTAAGGATTTTTAGTAGTAAAAAAATTAAAGGTTTATGTATGTAATTTTATACATATTTTATAACCTTTATTACTTGTTTAATTTGTAAATTTAGGAGAATGTATGTCGGATTTAAATCAGTGGCAGGCAGCACAGAATATAAAAATAGTTGGCCAAAGCGGCGCAGCAGTTGTCACTGACATTATTTCTGGCAATCCACAAGGACTTGTTGTACGCAATATTCCGACAAGTGGACTTGTTCAACCAGTAGCAGAAACACCTGAATCTTCAAACTATTTTGCTCCAACCTCTTACAACAGTAGTGATTACGAAAGTTTTGGAGTGGCAAAAACTAGCGCAGGAAATCTTTTTGGTTTTTGCGGATATAACGCAAGCGAACAATATATGTTTTTGCAAATGCACAATACTGACGTAGTTCCTCAGAGCGGATCTAGTCCAACAGTAATATTAAGTTGTCCTCCCTGCAACAACTTCTTCTGGGATGGAGGCAAGTTTGGAATTTATTTTTCCAGCGGTTTAACATGGACTGCCAGCACTACTGGTAATATTTATGGACCACAAACAGTATATAGTGGTAGTGTTTGGGTGAACGTTTTTTATAAATAATAGGATATAAAAATGGCAGTAACCTCAATGAATTGCGGCTTTCAAATAATTCTTTCCAGTGGCTCTATACAGTCTGGACAGATTGGAAATGCTGCCGTAAATAGCGGAAATATCGCCTCAGGACAAATTGGTGCCGATCATTTAGCTAGCGGACTCTTAGGCTCTTTAAGCCTATCTTCCGGTGTAATTACAAGTGGACTAATTGGAAATGCAGCAGTTGTAAGTGGCAGTATTGGTAGCGGCCAAATTGGCGGCTTCCATGTGCAGAGCGGCTTTATTTATCCGGGCAGCAATGTATCAATTACAGTAGATGGGAACAATAATTATCAAATTAACGCCACCGTTAGCGGCGGTGTTGCTGTTAACCCTTTAACATTTGCTAGTGGTTTAGCATTAAACAGCGGAAGCTTCTTTGACGGCTCTGTTTCCATGGTTGCTGGAATAGCTTCTGGTGGAATAGTAAGTAGCATGATAGCCGATGGAGCTATTGTTTCTGAAAAGCTGTCTAGCGGTAGCGTTACCACTTCTGCTTTGGCGAGCGGGTCTGTTACTTTAGATATTTTAGCAAGTGGAGTACAGTCCTCTTTCAGCTTAGCATCTGGAAGTGTGCAGAGTGGAACAATTGCACCAAATGCTGTAACAAGTGGCGCAGTTGGTTCGGGAGCAGTCGGAGGATTCGATATAGTCAGCGGCTTAGTATATGCCGGTGCTAACATCGTAGTTACTATAGATGGCAATAACAAATATCAAGTAAGTGCTACTCCAAGTGGCAGCTTGTCTGTGTTGCCTTTAACAGTTGGCAGTGGTCTTAGATTAGCTAGCGGTACCTTTTATGATGGCTCAACTCCGATGGCTATCGGATTGGCAAGCGGTGGAGTTGGAAGCGGAACTATTGCAAATAACGCTGTAGTTAGCGGCAGTATCGCTTCTGGTCAAATTACTACAGACCATTTTGCTAGTGGCGTTTTGCAAAACATTCTTTTGTCTTCTGGTGATGTAACAAGTGGTTTTCTTGGTGACAATTCTGTTGTTAGTGGTTCGGTTGCTAGCGGTCAATTAGGATATGTTCATTTAAACAGTGGATTTGTTTTTAACGCCGATCTTTTAGTTTCTTTGAATAGCGGGAAAACTTTTGGAAGATATACAAACGGTACAGTCGTTCCTGCATCTGGTCTTTCCCCACTACAGGTTATAGAACTTGCTTTAAACGAACCGCTGTCGCCAACAATTAATTTATCCAGTCCTACAAATATTCAGTTCTTCCAAACAAGCATCAATAATGTATTAAATGGTTCATATGCCGTTCTTGTATCGGGAGCAACTATAGGAAGCTGTGATTTGAGTTGGCGAAGAAACAATACTGGTGCTTGGACAAGTCTTACGACAAGCACTGCTAATCCTTTGAATTTTTCTCACACCACAACAAACAGCGCTGGTAATACCGATCCATTTAATTACAGGTATGCAGTTACTGACAGCGCTGGTAATTCATCAATAGATTATACCAATATAACTCCTGCTTCTTATGTGCCGCCAACTTTGAATTTGGCTGTATTGGCAGCTTCAAAAGTCGGTCCAGAAACAAACACCAAGCGTGAAACAGGAAATGTAAACACTAACCTTAGTGGCACTATTATAAAAAATAGTGCTTTAGTCAACTTGCAAACTTATACCTTGCAATTCTTATTAAGTGGGACTTGGACTGACATAGGTGTTTCCACAAACATAAGTGGTTCAACCAATTACCCAATACCCCCTACGAATCAAAATGATTCTGCTTTGGGAGCAGCGAGCGGAACAGCATACAGAATACAATATACCGATGCTTATACAAGCGGCAACAGTACTCCGGTAAATGTTGAATTCCACAACTTTATTTGGTATGGACCAAGTTCTGGTGCTCCAACAAATTCAGCAGAAGTCAGAAGTCTGTCTGGCGCAATATTTGTTGATGGTCCAAATCCATTCGATATGCAAACTGGTAATGTTGATACGAATTTCAGTATTGCCATGCCAAGTACATTGAACTTGCAGTCAGTCTATGATTTGACGGCGTCTAATTCTGATATTACCGGAAACTTTGCCAATAGCACATTTAATGTAGACAATGCCTCGGCTATTGCTACACCCTATAACATTTATACCATGACAAATGCCATACCGTATGCGTCTGGTCACCTGCTGCAAATTACGAGAGTTTGATAAGGAAAAACTATGTCATTAACACCCGGATTAGAGATACCATTTGGAATTCAACCAGTAAACCCTGTTCCTGTTGATGCATGGTCAGGTCCCTATACTGGTGCAACTCTTAATGATGCTATAAATGCGGCAAATGCAAGCATTCCGACTGCTGTAAGGTTCTTATCTATGCAGGTAAGACTTATTGTTGGCGGACAATCTTACATTGTCTGGTACCGTGATGGTATCCTAGATACAGATTTAACTACATTTGATGCTGCTGTTATAACTTCTGGCGAGGTTACCTCCGGTTCCATAGGAGAAGGGGCAGTTACAAGCGGAAATATAGCTTCAGGACAAATCGGACCATCTCATCTAAGTAGTGGCGCTGTTAACAGCGGTCAAATCGCCGATGGTGCGGTAGTAAGCGGGTCTATTGCATCAGGACAAGTTGGTTCATCTCAGTTAAGCAGCGGTGCGGTCAACAGTGGTCAAATTGCCGATAATGCCGTAACGAGCGGAAGTATTAGCTCTGGTCAAATTGGTTCTTATCACATCGCTTCTGGTGTCATTATCAGAGAACTAATAGCTTCGGGTGCAGTAAATTCAGAAAAAATTGCAGACGATGCAATTATCAGCGGCAAACTGGCAAGCGGAGTAGTTGCTTGGTTCAATATGGCAAGCGGTGCCATACTAAGCGGTAGTATTGGCAATCAAGCAGTTAGTTCTGGCAATATTGCCAGTGGAGTAATAGCTGGTTTCAACCTGAGCAGTGGAACGGTTGGTAGCGGACATATTGGAGACGGCGCTGTACTAAGCGGTTCAATTGCTTCCGGACAAGTAGGACAATATCATTTAAGCAGTGGGACAGTCAATAGCGGACAAATTGGCAACGATGCAGTCGTTAGTGGCTCCATCGCCTCTGGTCAAATTAGCGCCTATCACCTTGCTTCTGGTGTCATAAATTCAGAATTGATTGGTTCTGGCGCAGTTGGATCTGAAGAATTAGGCGATAATGCTGTAATTAGTGGCAAAATAGCTAGCGGCGTAATTTCTTGGGTCAATATAGCTAGTGGAGCAATTCTTAGTGGAAATGTTGGAAATGATGCCATCACAAGTGGAAATATCGCTTCAGGTCAGATTGGACCAGATCATCTAGCTTCAGGCATGAATCAAATTTTCACCATAACATCAGGTGAAATAGTAAGCGGATTTATTGGCGATGCAGCAGTTAACAGCGGAAATATTGCTTCAGGGCAAGTGGGACAATTCCACCTTGCTAGCGGTGCGGTATCCTCTGGACATCTTGGCGACGGTTCAGTTGTAAGCGGTTCCATCGCTTCTGGTCAGGTGTCTAGATTTGCGCTAAGTAGCGGTGCGGTAAATTCAGGAAATCTTGCTGATCAATCCGTAGCTTCTGGAACCATCGCTTCAGGAGTAGTTGGTTCTGTACACATCATATCAGGCGGAATCCAAGGATTCAATATCGCCGCCAATACAGTAACAAATGAAAACATCGTAAATGATACAATTGCATTCAATGGAACAACTATTTCTCTGGGCGGCTCGTATACACTTGGGGTTTTACAGACAACTAGCGGTTTACTTACACAATTTTACAACGGTTCTAGTGGCGCACTAATTGGAATAGCATCTGGTGGCATCATTTCCCAAATGGTTGGCTCTGGAGCAATCGTAAGTGGCGCTTTGGCTTCGGGTGCAATTTATAGTGATAGTATATCAAGCGGTTCTATTACAAGCGGCAAAATCGCTGAAGGCGCAGTTACTAGCGGAACAATTGCAAGCGGTGCAATTGGACAGTTTGCAATATCTAGCGGTTCTATCAATAGTGGACAGATAGGTAACAATTCTGTTGTAAGCGGAAACATTGCTTCCGGTCAAATTGGAACATTTGAAATTTCCAGCGGTGCAATTAACAGTGGTCAAATTGGCAATAATGCAGTAACGAGTGGAAATATCGGTTCAGGGCAAATTGGAGCATTCCACATTGCTTCTGGCGTAATTAACAGCGAACTTATTGCTTCTGGCGCAGTTGGCTCAGAAGAAATTGGCGATAATGCAATAATTAGTGGCAAACTAGCTAGTGGCGTCGTTGCTTGGTTCAATATGGCCAGTGGAGCCATTTTAAGCGGAAACGTTGGAAATAACGCCATTACCAGCGGCAATATCGCATCCGGTCAAATCGGACCAGACCATCTAGCGTCTGGTATGAATGAACTGTTCACTATTACAAGCGGTGATATAGTAAGCGGTCTGATTGGCGATTCCGCTGTCAATAGTGGAAACATAGCAAGTGGTGCCATTGGACAATATCACTTAAGCAGCGGTGCTGTAAATAGCGGACAAATTGGAAATGCAGCAGTCACAAGCGGTAACATTGGTTCCGGTCAGATCGGAGCCATGCACATCGCTTCTGGTGTAATCAATAGTGAACTGATCGCCTCTGGTGCAATTGGCAGCGAAGAACTAGGCGACAATGTAATAATTAGCGGCAAAATAGCTAGTGGAGTTGTTGCTTGGTTCAACATGGCCAGTGGAGCCATACTTAGTGGCAATGTTGGTAATGATGCAATCACAAGTGGAAATATCGCTTCTGGTCAAGTTGGCCCCAACCATCTAGCGAGCGGCATGAATGAGCTTTTCACCATCACATCTGGTGAAATAGTAAGCGGATTAATCGGGGATGCAGCAGTTAACAGTGGAAATATTGCCAGCGGTGCAATCGGACAATTCCATATGTCTTCAGGTGCCGTTACTAGCGGCACAATTGGTGATAATGCAGTTAACAGTGGAAATATTGCCAGTGGTGCAATTGGACAATTCCATATGTCTTCAGGCGCTGTGACCAGCGGTGCTATTGGAGACAACGCAATTACATCAGGAAATATAGCATCTGGACAAGTTGGTTCGCAGCATATTGCGAGCGGAGCAATCACCTCTGGTGCTTTAGGTGACAACTTCATCTTAAGTGGTAATATATCTTCTGGACAAATTGGACAATTCCATCTTAGCAGCGGCGCTGTAAATAGTGGACAGATTGGCAACAACGCTGTTGTTAGCGGATCAATCGCTTCTGGCCAAATCGGACTAGACCATTTGGCTAGCGGATTAGAACTGCTATTCACAGTTCAATCTGGAGAAATCGTAAGTGGCTTTATCGGCGATGCAGCAGTTAATAGTGGCAACATTGCTTCTGGTCAAATTGGTCAGTTCCATCTTTCTAGCGGAGCAGTAAATAGCGGGCAACTAGGAAACAACAGTGTTGTCAGCGGCTCCATCGGCTCCGGTGAAATTGGTCAGTTCCATCTAAGTAGTGGCGCAGTTAACAGTGGTCAAATTGGCAATAATGCTGTAGTTAGTGGATCGATTGCCTCTGGTCAAATCGGACTAAATCATTTAGCCAGCGGTGTATATGAAATATTCACAATTACTTCTGGTGAAATTACCAGCGGAATGCTTGGCGATAACACTGTAGTTAGTGGCTCTGTTGCAAGCGGTCAAGTTGGACAATTCCATCTTTCAAGTGGCGCAGTAAACAGCGGTCAGATTGGCGATGGTGCAGTTGTTAGTGGCTCAGTAGCCAGTGGCTCAATCGGTCAATATGCAATCGCCAGCGGAAGCATTACAGCAGAACACATTGCTTCCGGCGCAGTTATAGAAACTGACATTGCCGATAACGCTGTAGTTAGCGGCAAAATCGCTAGTGGCGTTATTGCTTGGTTTAACATGTCCAGCGGTGCTATCTTAAGTGGTAATGTTGGAAATGATGCGGTGAATAGTGGCAACATATCTTCTGGTCAAATCGGACTAACACACTTAGCAAGCGGACTTGAATTACTATTCACCGTTCAGTCTGGCGAAATCGTTAGTGGTCTAATCGGAAATGCAGCCGTTAATTCAGGCAATGTTGCAAGTGGAGCGCTAGGTGGAATTCATATCGCTTCTGGCTCTTTGACAGGCGATAACATCGATGATGGCGTAATTTATAATTACAACTTACAAAATAGCTCGATAACATTAAATGGTTCTGTCGTAGCTCTCGGTGGAAGCTATACACTTGCAGACCTTAGAGCAGCCTCAGGTTTGTTAGGCGATATTTATAATGGAGCAAGCGGTTCCTATTTTGGAATTGCAAGTGGCGGTGTTGTATCTGCAATGATTGCCAATGGCGCAGTTGTTAGCGGTTCAATTGCTTCTGGCTCGATTAGTGAGTTCCACATGTCTAGTGGAGCCATCAATTCCGGCTCTGTTGCAAACAACGCAGTTGTTAGCGGCTCAATAGCTTCTGGTCAAATTGGACAGTTCCATCTAAGCAGCGGTGCAGTAAACAGTGGTCAAATTGGTAACAATGCTGTTCTAAGTGGTTCTATCGCTAGCGGTCAGATTGGCTTAGACCACTTTGCTAGTGGCATCCAAGACTTATTTGTTCTCACAAGCGGTGAAATTACAAGCGGACTACTTGCTGATGGCGCAGTTGTTAGTGGTTCAATAGCCTCTGGTCAAATTGGACAGTTCCATCTTTCCAGCGGGGCTGTCAACAGCGGTCAAATTGGCAATGCAGCGGTAAACAGTGGTAACATCGGTTCTGGTCAAATCGGAGCTTACCATATTGCATCAGGAGTTATCAATAGCGAACTAATAGCTTCTGGCGCAATTGGCAGTGAAGAAATTGCGGACAATGCAGTAATTAGTGGCAAGATAGCCAGTGGGGTTATCGCTTGGTTTAATATGTCCAGCGGAGCCATCTTAAGCGGCAATGTAGGCAATGATGCAATCACAAGTGGAAATATCGCTTCTGGCCAGATTGGCTTAATGCATCTAGCAAGTGGCTTAGAACCTCTCTTTACAATTC